TGGCTTTTGTGCGGGCTTACACGGCGTTATCTTCGTCGGGGGTGTCCGTGTTCGCTGGAGCGGTCACGTCGGCCACACGGGGCGCGACAGGGGCCTCAGTGGGGGCGTTCTGCTCTGCGGCGTTCTCAGTGTCCGCTTCATCCAGCGCCTGCGTGATCAGGTTCAGCACGAAGTCTCGCTGGGTGAGCTTTTTGCCGCTGCGGAGTGTTTCGCGCTCCAGGTGACGCTTGATGCGCTGGAAGAGTTCTTCGGGAATCTGGAATGCCATCGTTCTGCCTTTTTCAGTCATTTGAATGCCGCCTTTCTGATTTTCGATCATGTCGTAGTATTCTTGGATGAGATTTGTGATGTACTCGCTGGTGGTCTGACCCAGCCGTTCCCGTTCTTCGCTGACTCGCTCATGTAGGTCGATGGGAATCTGAGCACACAAGTTTTTAGTGGTTGCCATTCTCGGATACCTCCTCGTTTTTTGTAACGCAAGCATACCCGAAAGGTCCAGTAAAAGCTATTACCAACACCACCAAGGAATGATAGACAAACAAGGCGAAAGCAACATAAGCACCAATGTAACGAAAAAGGCCGCCGTCCGCTCCCACATAGGGAGCCGAACGGCGGCCTGCCTTCTTATTCTTTATTCTTTTTTAAGCCTCGGTGTTCGAACCACACCAGACCACAAATCTGGCAGGGCGCATCTTCAAAATGTCGCCTCTCGCTGGGCAAAACTGAAATTTTGAAAAATCGAGTTTTTGCAACTTTTTCATTCTAAAAGTGGCGCATTATATGTGAAAACGCCGCACTTTCGTGCGGCGTTTTCGGCGTTGCATCTTTCATCAACACATTTTGGAGCTGCTGGGCAGATTCGAACTGCCGACCTCATCCTTACCAAGATTGGTTAGTAGTAGTCCCCCTCTGCTCTTCTCCTGTATTTTGTTGCAATTCACTTTCTGTTTTCAATTCTCTTACAATTTTTCATCAAATTTCTATCGTAGTCTGTTGTAGCTTATTATCGGCTGAAAAAGTACTTAGCTCAAGGTTTTTCTCAAGGTTTTTCAAGTCACTCCTATTTTGCGTAGGATGAAAACCTTGAGGTAACGACGCAGCAAGACAACTTATTTACTTAGAAATAGCATCTACTATTCGTGCGCTTTTTCAAGCCCAAAAATCAAAGTCCTACCCCTACCTGATAGGCTTCCTCTCTCCCCCTTTGACCTTTTCTCTCCCGAAAATGTAAATTCGACTATCCAAGAACTGTGCTGCTCTTATGAGTGGTGCAGTTCTTTTTATATATTCAACTCACCCAAGAAAGGAGGTATCCCCATGGCGTTCTTCATTTTCTTCGTGCTCTTCGTGTTCCCGTTTTTGCAGGCTGGCCCGCTGGATAATTGGGCCTCGTTCCTCGCGTGGGCAATTTTCATCATTATCCCGCTCATTGTCACTGTTCTGCTCTGCATCACAACCGCGCACGAAGATGACAACGACAGCAAGAGAAATTGAACCTGCATTTTCAAGCGAAAGGAGGTGTCTCAGATGACCGGAGAAGGCATTGCGCTCTGCATGGAGGTCTTGTTCGTCCTCTTCATTCTCATTGGCTGCATCTAATCACAGCACCAACTACAGACCTATCCACCAACCTACATCAAGAAAGGAAGTAAACACTATGTCAAGAAATGAACTTATCGCCAAAATCGAAACTCTGAGAAACCTTGAAGCCCTTATCGAAGAAGCAAAAAGGGAAGCAGAAACTGTCCGTGACAGCATTAAAGCTGAGATGGAAGCAGTCGAAACAGAGGAGCTATCTGCCGGAGGTTATATTGTGCGCTGGACATCTGTTCTCTCTACTCGCTTTGATACCAAGTCTTTCAAGGAGAAATTCGGAGAGGAAGTATACAAAGCCTTTACTAAACAAGTCGCATCCCGCCGATTCAGTATCAGCGCATGAAAAAAGCCCCTTGTCTGAACGCCTACCAAGCCACAGACAAAGAGCTTCATACCACACACCAAAGGAGCGGGTGCAGTGATTATACTGTATTCGCTCCTGACTTTCAAGGAGGTTTTTCTATGAAACAACTAACGTCATATAATCGCGTTGCAGGATATCTCAACAAGCTGTTTGACCTGCTCAATCAGAGATTTTTTGAAAATGCACTTGCAAGACCGACCATCACCATCCAATCTACACCGCGAGCATATGGACACTTCTCTATGCGAGACGATACTTGGGTATCCGTCACTGGCAGCAGCAACGAAATCAATATCGGGGCCGGTACGCTCGCAAGACCCATTGAAAACGTCTGTGCAACGCTGCTTCACGAGATGGTGCATTACTATTGCCATGTCCACGGCATCAAGGACACGAGCCGAGGCAATACCTACCACAACAAACGCTTCAAGGAGATTGCCGAGAGTCATGGCCTGACGGTGAGCCATCACGAAAAATACGGCTGGACCATCACTGAGCCAAACGACGAGCTGCTAACCTTCGTACTAGAAAACGATTTGAGCGATATCCTCATCACCCGCAACGAGTTCTACGGCGTATCGGTTACAGGAACAGGAACACACAGCAACACCCCGCCGCTCCCGCCGAAGACAAGCAGCAGTCGGAAATATATCTGCCCCTGCTGCGGGAACAGTGTTCGAGCCACTAAGAGCGTTCACATTGCTTGCTTGGATTGCAAAGAGCCGATGATTCTTGCATCTTGAGATTCAATAAGAAATTATTATAGATTTCCTTTCTCTGAGCAACGCAAGACAGGAGGGCTATCCTTATACCCCCAAGACGCTGCGAACGATTCTGAGAGGGAAATTGATAGTTATTTATTTATACGGCGAGCAGATACGGCATCACACCCCACTTTTGCTACTGTTCGTAAAATCTAAAGAAAACGAACTGTAAAATCCAGTGCTCACAGGCATTTCTTGAGTTTACCCCTATCTGTTCGTATTCCGCAGCGCCAAAGTTCGTATTCAAGCACCATTTTCACCTATCAGGAGGCATCCCATGAACAAGAAAACCATCGCTATAACCGCTGAGCAGTACAAGACTATCATCGCCACCATGAAGCAGGGCTTTTCTGGGTGCAGACCAAATGAGCGCATCGCAACCGCCTTGATACTCGAAGCCAACCTTGGATTGCGTATCTCCGATATCGTCAAACTGCGCCTTGCTGACATCGTACACGATGGAGACAGGTATCGTTTGTCCATTGTGGAGCAGAAGACGAAGAAGGCCCGAACCTTTACCGTGCCCCTTGCCCTTTATCAGTTCATCCGCTGCTATTGCCTCGACCACAATATAGCTCCCGAAGCAAAGATATTTCCCATCACCGAACGAGCTGTGCAGAAGAGGCTGCAAAGCGTATGCTCCTACTTGGGTTACAGTGAGGATATCAGCACGCACAGCTTCCGCAAGTTCTACGCAACAGAGATTTACAACGACAATGGTTACAATATCGTCCTCGTCCAGCAGCTCTTGCAGCACAGTTCCGCCGCAGTCACACAAAGGTACATCGGCATCCAGCAGCAAGAGCTTGAAAAGGCTATCGAGGGTCATTTGATGTTGGAGTTTTGAATGTAAATGTTCAACACAAGGGGATATTCTGAATAAAGGCAAAAAAGGAAGAGGTACAACTTGTACCTCTTCCCTTTTGGTTGTATTACTGCCTTACTGCTACGACCAAATTGATTGCATAATGAGAGGGTAAGAATTATCGATAACATCAGTCATACGCTGAATTAGTTCATAACATTCCTCGCCAGCCGTATATAGGTCGATTATAGCATCGACGGACACGGTATATTCATCATCAGTATCTAAGTAGAACTTGAACCATCTCCACTTTTGGTTAAGTAAATTGCAGACCATATATGCTTTTGCTTTAGATACCGCGCCGTCATCCTTGGGTTTAGCAATTGAATACGAGTGAATTGTAATCGTTCTTTCGTCCTCTTCAAAGGTAAGCACCATTCGGATTCTTGCCATATTTTTACCGTTATATATGATTTCGATAACCTCATCTTCGTCGTTTAGTACCGTATATTTCATACCCTTCAAGTCAAAGAAATCACACACACTTTTTGCTATTGGCTTCATTGTAAATCCCTCCATTTTGTCTTTAAGGTGCGATGTCAAAAAGCAGAAAACATCGAACAACAAATGATTGCTTTGTATCTATGATAACATAAAATATTCGACTAATCAATATATTACAACAAAAATTTTGTGTCTGTTGACAAATCTGCATAAGCTATCATAGCATCGAGGTGATGTTATGAACGAAGAATTTGTCAGAGAGCGCATTACGCAGTTACGGTTAAGAAAGAATGTCTCTGAGTATCAGATGAGCTATGACCTTGGGCATAGTCGGGGCTACGTTTATAACATTTCCTCTGGAAAGTCCCTCCCGCCGTTCAAAGAGTTTTTTGCCATCTGTGATTATTTTGATATTACGCCCTCGCAGTTCTTTGACGATGGAGAAAAGAATCCCGAGCTGGTACAAAAAGCACTTTCAGGAATGCGTGAGCTTGATGACGAAGACCTTCTTATGCTCATCGGGATAATCAATCGGCTGCACAAGAAAAAGTGAACATCAACATTCAAAAACTCACCGGTCTAAGCATCGGTGAGTTTTTTGTTGCGTATCTTTCACGATAGTAGTAAAATATATGTCGTATTCAATAGTATTGACATATATTTATTGATTTTCAAGAAAAAGGGGGAGAATAACATGATATATGTTTTGTTTGCAGTTTTTATGGGCTTTGTTGGTTCAGTAATCTTCAAAGACGGTTTGTTTGCTAATGCTTTGTCAACTACTGTCGTTTTTCTGCTGGCAATCCCCATCATCCTTGCGATTGGTGGAGCAATTCACGAGAACAAAGAAGAAGAGCAAAAACGTCAAGCAGAGTTTGAACGAAAACAGAGAGTTTAACGTGGTCATCTTGAAGATGATTTAACTCCTCAGCAAAGGATTCTTTGGGATTCTCTCCATAAGTATCGTTATAGTGATGTCTTAACAACGCACATTATTAACGAAACCAAAAGAGAACATGACCAAAAAATGTGGAGCTGGAGGTATAACAAAGAACTTAAAGAAAAATATTTCGCGGAGTACTGTAAAACCCAATCTCAAACTAAATATCTCATGTATACGTATTATGAACGTAATACGGATGCAGAAGCTAAAGAGCTTCAGAAAATTGGACTTCTTGACAAATACAGGAATTATACTTTTTGGGATAATTTCCCTGATAATTGGAAGTTGTCTGATGAAGAACTAGAGGCATTAGATTATGAGGATGATGACTGAAAGAAGGCGAGGCGTATGACTATCGAAGGTTACTTGCTTTGCTTCGAAATTGCAATTGCAATTCTGTGGCTCATTGGTCGTAGCAAGTAAGTTTGGCAAGCTATGGCAGTAACAAATTCTAAAAACTTTCCATCACTGCTTTACTTATCTTTGGACGTAGTATGAAACACTGACAGGCACACCATTTGTGTTTCGCTGAAAAATAGAAAGGTTGTGATACTTTGGCTTACTTCGCAATTGGTCTTCCCATTGCAATTCTGATTCGTCTGTTTGCAGGAGTTCCTTTGTTTTGGTTTATTGTAATTCCTATTACAATTCTCACATTCATTGGAATTGCTAAAATGGATGATGAATCAGTTCTACCTTCAAGGAAATTCAAAGATGGTAAATCTATCGACTCTTTAGCTATGGCTAAAAAGTATTATGAAGAATACCGTCGAAGGGATGAGAAATGTGATTATAAGCATTTCTGTGAACAGCAAAAATATTTTTGGAGAAAGGTGGCGAGGGAATATCCTACGACTATTATTTATCTTAAAGATGGTACTGAAAAATTCTGTGGTTATGTAACATGGAATGAACGACTTCAGGAAATTCATCTCCGTAGCAATTATCACAAAGACTACGAAGTAGTTCATTATGAGGATATCGCTTCGATTTGTGTCCGTTAAGTGAAGTCTTGGTAACGCTGCATGACCTCTTATTACACTAAAAGCCCCGCAGTAATGGTTTCTAAAAACTATCCATCACTGCGAGGCTTTCTCTATGCCTGTTCTGAACTGGTCTATAACTATTGATGTCTTCTTTCGACATGTCAGTTCTTCTTTTTAATCGTCTTAACGCGCTCTCTTAGCACTCATCTTGTGATACCTCTTGATATACGCATTTGCTTTTTCCTCTACCAACACTTCGACATATCTTTCAAACTCTTCTTGTGTTACTCCTTCTTTTCTCGCGTAAAAAGCGTCATAACATTCCCAGCAGAAGAACCCATTATCAAGCAGCGATTTCAGAACGTCGAGATAAATGCAGCTCTCGTGGAAGAAAATTTCACTTCCGTAAAGCTTTCCTCCCTCAGCACTGACTACGGCTTTCTGATATGCCTCCATCTCGTCATAGACCTCTTGGCGATTCTCTACATTCTCCATCGCAAAGCAAGTATGATTCCGAATCTCCTTTTCTGTATCGAAATACCGTCTCATGTGCAGTGCCTTAATTGCCGGACGTAGTTCCTCGAACTTTTGAACTACTGTGCCACTGGTGGGACATCCTCTTGACTGGATGTATGCCTGATATATCCTCTCATAGATATCAGTGCTTTCTTTCTCCCATGTGTATTGATTCAAAGATAAAGTGATTCTTGGCACAGAGGATTTGACATCTTTAGAAAGATTGAGGTTGTATTTGTTGAGTAATTCTTGTTTGTCCATTCTATGAAGGTTATCATCATGAGTATTAGTATCGCTTGCTGACACACATTGATTTGTTGCTCTGATTCCTATCTTTTTAATATACATCTTTGTTTTATCCCATGTCAAATGAGGAACAAATCGAATTGCAAGCTCGGGATACTCAGTATAATAGGTTTCGTTTATCTCGTCAGCTAACTTTTGATACCTCTCTAAATCAGGATACTTCCTATACAAGCACCTTGTAAGATTCTCCTCAAATCCTGCTACTGAAACATTCTTCGGCTTCACCAATCTTACTCTCGACGAAAATGCAATGTTTTCAGGACTAATCATAAGGTATGCTGGTAAAGCTTCTTCATTTTTCTTCTGACAGTTCTTGGTAAGATGTTCTTTTATGCCCTCTTGTTTACAGTACTCTATGAGCCTCACTTCATTTTCGTAGTAATATCGGTACTTTTTTGAAAAATTTCCTCCTGCACGTCTACTGTTAAATCGGTACTTGTCACTTTCAATACTGATAAGTCCAATCTCGCACATGAACTTTATCAGATTAGACACATTTGCCACAGAACCCGCAATCGCTATCATATTCTTGTTTGTCGTTGGAATAGGCATAATGGTACATCCAGTGTTCAGCCTAATACTCTGTGCTCGCTTGACAAATGCCAACACCTTAGATAGCTTTCTTCTCTGTGCTGCTTTTGCTCTGCTCTCAGGGATATGGAACTCTGGCACAGAATAATCCTCACAGCATTCTGGTTTCCAGCTACTTTCTCCCTTATGGAGCGTTTTCTTCTCGTTCTACTCCTTAAGCAATATCTCGTTGTAAATTTTCATTAACGTCATTTTTTTGTCCTCTCTTCCTTATTATTAGCATCATTTTTCTTTAGCTTGATTGCATCCCTATATGTCTCACTGGCCTTATCAATACTTACAGCATCAGCGTGTGTATACATTCTGAGCGTCACTGCCTTATCGCTATGTCCCAGCTTTTCCGATACACTCGCAATATCTGCACCGCTCGTAATGGCAATACTTGCAAAGCTATGTCGCAGCATGTGAGGATGAATCCCCTTGATACCGCACTTCTCTCCAAGTTTCTTCAAATAACGTCGAGGCGAATCTGGATGCAACGGTTTTCCTGTTTGCTCGTTTGTAAACACGTATTCCGATTCTTCTGTGAGCTTTTGCTTTTCTTTTAAGACCTTGAGCAGTCTTATGATATCAGGGTCAATCCCAAACTCTCGGCTCTTTCCATTCTTGGTTCTGTCTCGGAACACGCCTTTATCGGGTGAATAAACTAACGTACCATCTACGGTGATTCTCGCCTTATCGAAGTCAACATTGCTCCAAAGCAAGCCAACGCATTCTCCAATCCTCATTCCACTGTCAATCAGCAGCTGAACAAGAGCTTGCCAAAGAATCGGTTCCGTCTTTAGTGCTTCACAAAGTTTCTGAATTTCATCGACCGTGCACGACATCGAAGACTGCGCCTTGCTCAAATCCTTGCGTTTGCTCGGTCTATCAACTCTATCCATAGGATTGTGCTCTATCAGCTCATCCTTGTAGGCCATCTTCATAACCGCTCGAACGATGGTATAGACCTTAATAGGTGTAGATAGCGAATCACTCGCTGCTTGATGCTTTCTCAAAAGCTGGTTGATATCTCCCGCCTTGATTCCCTGCATCTCCAACTGCCCAATATCAGGATAGACATGCTTCTCAAGTTGAAGACGATAATTGTAAATTGTGTTTTCGCTGCATCGCTGTCGAATGTCTGGCAGAAAGGTTTCTTCACAGTATCGCTTGAACGTCATTCTGTTCTTCTCATCAAGAATTCTTTTCAGTTCCGCTTGCTGTAGCTCTTCCTTTCTCTCTTTTCGTGTCTTGACCTTTCCGTTCTTGCAATCCTGCTCAAACTTTGCTGCCACATCTCGAAGCCTCGCTTTGACAGTCTTTCCAGCTAATCCCTCTGGTACATCCCATCTCATCGTATAGGGAGATTTGCTGTAGCCTCTGCTAACAGATATCTCATAGAAAAAACTGCCATTCTTTCGCTGCTTCTTCTTTACCGAAGCCATTAAATTTCCCCCTTAAGGTGCAGACAGTGTCGCAATACTCTGTACTGCCAATTTGTGTTCTCTCTCGATAAATGCCTCATAGTCCACCATATACTTTTTCCCCATCATTCGATGCGGGATTGTGCCATTTTTACACCGATTGCGGATGTAGAATTGACTGAGGCCACTGTACGTTGCAGTATCTTTAATGCTCATGAACTGTTTCATTATTTCATTGCTCCGCTCTTAAATTTACGCTAATTATCTCTTGTAAAAATAACCCATCCAAGATTCTTGAACGGATTTGGAATACAAACGCTCTTGAATTCTTTATTTCAATTAGCGCTAATCAGTATTGAAAAAATAAAGTCCTCACTGGACTGTGACTAATATATACCATTCTTGCACTTATGTCAAGTATTTTATAACAATATTTTTCAATTTGCGCTAATCATCGTTGACAGTGTACTTTCCCCTCGCTATAATCAAAAGTGGAGGAATGTAATATGTATAACAAACCTGTAAAAGTAGACAGTTCCATTTTAGCCAGCCGACTTAAGCTATGCCGAGAAGCCCGTGGGATAAATAAGGCAACTATGGCTCGTGACCTTAATATCACTGCAAGCTCAATGACCTACTACGAATCTGGTCTTGCTGTCCCATCTGTCGATAAGCTATATGCTATTGCCGACTATCTTTACACATCTATTGACTACCTTGTTGGGCGTATTGATAAGTCTATTGAATCCATTCAGACTGAAAAAGATGCGGCAGAACTCATCGCAAGACTGGCTGACTTTGAAGGAAACAACTTAACGCGCAATTTCAGTACAGGAAAACCAATGCTGACCTTTGAATCTGACGCTATAAACGCTTTTTTAGAAAATCGAATTGATATCGCAGAGCTAAAGAAAGACGCTAGTGAATCTGCCATCCCTGAGAAATATTTCCATGATATATTCAAAGCAAAATGTGTAAATGAAATGTACTATCTACGTGATTTAAACGAAAGACATCTCCAATTAAAAGATGGTAGCACCAATGCGGCAATCAGGCGCAAACGTAGATTATCAGAAGACAATGAGCGTGCTGCCGCCGAAATGTTTGACTCCAAAGCAGACAACGATACCTAA